TCGTATGAGATCGGTTTCTCTTTTGCCTTCTTTTCCCTTTCCTGTTTTTCAACTATTGCCCTTAACTTTGGGTCGCCTATGTGAGGCACGGCGGATCCTCCGTCGCCCTTTAGGAGCCGACGGAGCTCTGCTCTAAAGGGTCGCTTTGTGCCCCCGTGAATGATGGGTTCAGGAACTCTATTCCCTTTTGATATAAGAGGATTGAGAAATATTCCGACATCACGGCAAGGGGTTCCAATTCATTTCCTGCTTCGTCCTTGAATTTGGTCTCTGTTTCAAAGACAATTTCTTTAATAAATGTTTTGAATGTGTTCGTAACCAGTTCAGCCTGTTTTGATGCCTTTTCTTTTTCCGTTCCTTCCACATTCCTGAACTCAGACCAGAACGAAACGAAGTCAGAGGCGGAAGGATTTTTGCAGATGAATTTCCCTTTCAACTGTTCGTAATGGAATGCCACTTCTTTTGTTTTCTTCAGAATAATTTCCATTGTGTCCCTCTTTCTAACTGAATGTTAAAACTAAAGGTGCATAGGTCGCATCGTTCAGGACTGCCTTTGGAAGCAGGGTAATATTCTTTATCAGGATGTTATCCCGTGCTCCGTCAGTGGCGGATGTCATTACTACATTCTCAGAGGTAATTACCACATCACGGGTGCCACCGTCGAGCGTGAAAGTGAAAGCTCCGGGGTTGGCATCGTCAATATATTGCCAGAAATTGAATGTATCAGGGGCGTATGCCTCAGGATCGATTGAGATTGTAGGACTAACCGCTGATACATAATATCCTGCAACACCGTTTGCATTATTCCAGTCGGGGTGCTTCGCAATTGAATTACCGCAATCGATGTCAAGCGTAGTCCCTACAAAACTGGTGCTATCGAACTGCATTGCTGCATTCTTCATAACAAGCGGGTTGTTTGTGTTGAATGTCGAATCGAGTGGCATAGTTTCCTCACTCGGTGCTGAGTACAACCCTGTAAACTCGAATGAAAGTTTTACAATTTCGTTTACGGCGGCTGTCATTTTCATGGTACCAACACAGCCGGTTATCTTATGAAGCGTTTCATCAAAGTATGCATAAATAGTGCAGCTCTTTGGGGCTGCAAAATTGTCAAGGTTGAGGGTATAAATGTAAGGTGAAGATGTCCCGCCTGACTGTGTGAAAGAACAAGCCTGAAGAAACGGATCGATTGTCGGTAAAGCATTTGCACTGGGCGCAGGGTAAAGCTCTGTATCAAAAGTGATTTTAGCCCCTTCGCCGATTACAAGATCAGCGTAAGCTCCACCGGCTTGATTAATACCAAGTCTTGGAACCATTTTGAATATTGGTTCCACTTTTACATTTGTTGCAATGTAAGCGTTTGCTGATTTTGTCGGCGTTGGGTCTGTCCCGTAGGTACCTTCTATTTTTGCCAATAAGAGGGTTTTATCTGCTCGTAACATATGTTAATTGCTCCATTTTGAAACTCGAAATTGTACCGTAAGCGTTACGGTCGTTTGTGCTATTACTGTATCTCCAAATTGAAAATCTGAAGTGTCGGAGATATATTTTGTTGAAAAAGCTTTACCTCCCCAGGTGTCGTCAGTCCCTATTGCCCGCCTTATATCCGCTGCCATCTTTGCGGGTGCAAGTGTGTAGTTTGTTTCCTGTCCTGTCCCTGATACCCTGATTCTGCATACAACATCAACATCCAGTTCCATATCTTCAGGGCTTACACCGTTGTAAGAGTTATTCAGCAGGGTTTGCCCTTTGTCGATAATGCTTACAAACAAGTTCGTACTCTTTGGCGTTGGGATTACATCAAACAGCCCACACTTTGAAACGGTGTAATTATATCCGCTTCCCGTGGTGATCGCCGTAAACCTTGCTTTCATTGCGTTGAGGATGTCGGCTCTGGTCATGTTACTGCCTTTAAGGAAACGCTGCTGACCTTAATCGCTGTGGAGTTATTGATTGCCGTTAGACCAATGAAACCGAGATAATAGAAACGGGCAGTAAAATATAAATCGTGTGTGCCGGCTGTCTCAATAAAAAAGGTAAAACTGTAATTATTCACATCGGTTATTCTTATCGTTCCTGTCTCTATTTCTTCCACAACAACCCTTAATCTGTAAGTATTACCCTCGGTTACGGTTACATAATCAGCATAAGTTATCACAGCTCCGTCCGTTGGCAAGGTGGCAAGATTAGCCGCCTTTGTGCCTCCTCCGCCTGTATTCCAAACAGCAGAGGAAAAGTTTATATTTGTAAGTAGTTCACTCCCAACACTTACCTCCGGCGTAACCATATCAGCCTGCGATAAATACAGTATCACGGTTCCAATAGGTGTCTCCGAGCGGTAAGCAACTTTGTAGGAAATGGAATTAATTACAACCGTGTCACCATCCGAAATGAGTACGGCAGTTGATGCCTGCACCTCGGCTGTGATTCGGTAGTTCTCCCCATTCAGGTCATCGCTTGCATCCTCTTTTTCATAGATGCACTTATACGAGGTCCCGTTGTAAGTCATAGAGACTGCCAACGGGCTCGTAAAAAGTTGCGAAACAGGGAAAACGGATGCGTATGGCATTTATTTTTTAGCCTTTTTCGGTTCGGGGTTAGTCTCTTTGTTCATTACACTTTCCGCAGGAACAATGCGATAAAGTTTTCTGGAGATTCCTTCCTCTTCCACTACTCTGGGGAGGGCAGCCTGAAACTGCTGCCCTTCCTTGTAATGAACACCGGAAATGGCTGTGCCTTTTAAGACCTCGTAAGTCTTTACTTCAGGCTGTGCCATTAATTAACTCCTGTTGCAACGGAGAAGGCTCCGGGGTATCTCACGGCGACATCAACCATCTGGGTGGCAATAAAGCGTGAAAGTCCGTACTCTGCTTTTGAGTAAGGATCGATAACGAGATCGATACCGCCCCAAAGTCCGAGAAGTGCCTGTGAGAAGTCTCCAAAGAACATATATCCTGAGGAAACCTGATTAGTAACAAGCACATCAAAGCCCTCCAGTTTACCATCTGCTCCCATGAGGAAATCAGGGTAACCTGTGACTTTTTCTCTGCCTCTAAGGATTGCCTTAATTGCAGGGTTGGTGATGAACTTCATTGTATCAACATTTGCGTTGGCTGTCTCAACATCGGAAATGAACTCCAATACTGCAGCGTAATCAAGTCCGGTACCTGTTACGGAGCCGATGTTTGAAGTTGCGGCAATACCGGTAGGCTGTGGTGAGCCTGTTCCGTGAAGGATTGCAGCATCCCAACCTAATGCGAGTGCCTGAAGAAGGTCATTCTGGAAGATTGCCTCTGCAGATGGATCGGACTGAGCCAAAAGCATTTTGCTTATTTCGATGTAAGCGCCGCATTTCTTTGGTGACATCGTTACAGATGCTGTGGTCGGTGTGCTCTCTGTAATTGCAGCCACTTCAGTAGCCCAGTAGAGTGTTGCACCGGCTGTCAGTTTCGGGATGTCAATGTTTCCTTTAAGACCGGAAAGAACTCTCACACCTGCCTGAAGAGTTACCATTTTGTTCCTAAGAACATCAATGAACTCGTTACCGAGGTGGTCTGTGCCTTTAAGCTCTGCGCCCGTGCCGGATCCGCCTGAGGTGAGGTCTCTGCCCAAGATGCCATAAGGAACATAAATTCCCTGTGCTTCCACTCCGTACTTCTTAGCGAGTTCATCGGAGATTTCCTTCTCGAATGAATTGCCGTATTTCTGTGGATTCAACTGACTCTGATAAGCTCTTTTCAGGCTGTAAACCTGTTTCTCTTTCGGTGTCAGATCAACCTCAACCATCTCCAAAGGTGTCTGCTTTGGCTGACTGGTGCGAAGGTGATTTATTACTGATTCAACGGGTGAACCGTCTTCAACGAATCTGGAAAGGTCTGTATTATAAACTCTTGCAAGATCGCCGATTGCGAGCTGTCTTTCACGCTCTTGTTTCTGGATGTCATGGATGTTTGTTTCCACGGTGGTAATCCTTTCGGTTTGATTATTAATTTCTGTTTTCTGTTCTTCAACCATTCTCCCGATGCCGACTGTGTCATCTGCGGGTACGGTTACGAGGCTTACTTCATAGGGTTCCCAGTCTATTATTCTATAGATCGGGGTTTTCTCTTCTGTTTCGCCTTCTACAATATATTTCATCGGGATGTAACCGATACTTACTTTAGTCAGGATTCCATCCTGCACATTTGTGAGGGCTTCCAAACCCTCTTCAGTCTTTGAAAATTTTACCTTCACACGGAGCTTTTTCATTTCCGTGTCAATCGTTACTTCCTCAACAACCCCAATAAGCTCATCCCATTTGTGATTAAACAGTACGGCAGCTTTGTTTGCAAGCCGGTTCAACCTTATTGCGGAAGGATCATGGCTCAATATTTCCACATAGTCACCCCTGTTGTAAGGTTCCTCTGAGGAGCAACTAAACTCTATTATTCTGTCATCTTCATTCAGCGTTTCCGGCTGTATTGTCAGGGCTCTCTTGATCATTTGCCCCGCCACCGGAATTAGTATCTGGCTCATTCGTATCACCGATTTTTATGTTTAAATTCTGTATTACTTCCTGTTCGTACTGCAGCGCTTCCATCGTTTCAAGGAAGTCACCACCCTGTTCGCTTATTACCTGCTGCCTTGTTTTAAATCCCTGTTCAACTGCGAGTTTTGAGGCTTGCACATCTTTTAGCGGATCCACCCATTGCCATCTCCTGCCGATAAAAACAGGCTGATTAAACTTATCAAACTTTGCAGCCGGTAGCGATGTAAGTCCCGAAATAAGAAACTGTTTCAGCCAAACAGCGAAAACAGGAATCAGGAAGTAATCTCTTAAGTAGCCCTGTATCTCTTTGTAAAATTCCCTCTCATCTAACAACCCTGCCCGAATTGAACTATAGGAAACACCCTCCAGATCGTTACAGAGTGTATTATAACTTACACCCATACCGGAGGCGATTCCCATTAATTGGCGTTTGGTGAAAGTCTCATATTGGTCTGTTGGAAATTTGGGGTCGAAACCCACAAAATCCTTATCCCCGATGTACTGAAATGAACCGGGTTCAACAGCATCAATCAGGTTACCATCCTGATCTTCGTGATACTCACCATCAATGCCTGCATTTGCATTGTCTTTAAAAAATCCCATCTTTGCGGCGGATACCCTTGCATTCACTACGGATGCTTCCTCAAACTTTCCGAGCTGAAACAGTCTCCACATCGATTGAGTAAGCCACGAATAACCACGGCTCTGGATTGCGTGCTCCTGATCGAACAGGTGAATTATATCGGATGCAGGGATTCTAACCCTGTCACCTGTCGGAGTGGATGCCCATAATTCAGAATTGGCGTTCATGGTCTTTGTCACATGATAAGCAAGCGGGCGCCCGTAGGAATCATATTCGATTCCCATACGAATGTATTTCCCGTTTTTCAATTCCTGATTAAAGGTGTGATCCACATAATCGGCGGGTATCAGTTGCAAGCTGAAGCCATACGGGTTCACATTTCCACCGGTTATCTTCCTGACGAATATTTCACCATCACGGAGGATTGCCAAGAGGATTACTTCTATCAGTTTTCTAAAGGTGAGCTTTCCGGTAATGTCTGCATAAAAATTGTCGCCCCATTTGTAGAAGTTTTCCTCTATGGTTCGGTTTGCATATTCGTCAAGTTTCTTTTGTGTCTTACCTTTCATAAGGATAAGATCATAAGACTTCACCTGAAGAATGAAGCCATCGGAGCCGATTACATTCTGCTTAACGAGGCGTAAATATTTCTTTGCGTAGTCATTATTCTTTGCAAGCTCTCGGGCTCTGCTTCGTAAAACGGCAATATCTCCCCGGAGGTCTGAATCAATCTGTCCTGAGGATGTACTCCAGCTTGTGGTAAGACGGTCAAGCGTGGCAGCAAAAAAGCCACGCTTTTTCGTCTTGGTGGATGCTATGAAATACCGTTTTACCGAATCAAAAAATGACATTCTTAATCCCGACGGTAAGCGTAAACTCTAATATCAAAGGTTGTTAAATCGTTTGCCGTGGTGGCGCCAACAACCGAGATACGGTAGAAGGGAGCTCTGTAGCCGTTCAAATTCAATGCTGATTTCATTATCAAAGTATTAGCAGAATCCGCATTTGAAATCGTGTCTATGTTTGCCCAATTTGTACCGTCCCAACTTGCCTGTATAAATGAGCTTACTTTTCTGGTGGTTGTGGATGTACCGGATAACTTCACACCTGCAGTAAGGGGATAAGTGTAAAGATCAACTTTATCATAACCCTGTAATGTGAATGCAGATGAATAAAGTGCATCGGTGGTGTCACTCACTCCCTTTACGATAACCACTACACCATTACCCTTATATTCTACTTTTGGGCTCCACCCGGTGGTAAATGCTGACTGTGCAAATACAGCCGGTGTGAGGGTTAAGAGGATGAGAAAAAATATCTTTTTCATTTGGTTTATTCCTTTGGTTTATAATTGGACTAAAATGGTTCGTTTCGAAGGCTTACCGGCTGCCATTGCTTCTTTATTCTGCTCAATCTTTAGTTTGCCTTCGTAGTAGTCTTTCAGCTTCAGCAATTCAGCAGGGCTCATCTGTGTAATCGAGTAACCGTTTATCGACATGGATTGATACTCCTGTGTAGCTCTGTTTTCGAGAACAGCCTCTATCGCATCCAAAACTTTTTGGATATGGCTGCGGGTGTCTCCTGTTGCTGTAAGGGGATTGGCTTTAATAACCACATCCTGATTACCAACAAGATACTTCGCTGCTCCGAGGGTTACGAATAAGTATAGTTTGTAATTGCCCGCAACGAAATCCGCTGATACGGTTGCAGGAATTGTAAGGGTAAAGGCGTCACCTGTGGCGGTAGCTGTCACGGTGTAGCGGGTAGTTCCGAAAGTGTTAAGGACAAAAGTAGCGGTTAAGCCGTAGGTGGAGGCGGGATATTGGGAGAATGTTTCCTGCCATTCATAAGTAAAGCCTGCTGTAATCTCTTTTGGTGCGTTCATTCCGCCCATGATTTTTATGAAACAATACTAAAATAGTGATATGTGCAGTAATTCGGAAGTGTGATTTTGTGCCAAAAATGTGGGTTTTTTATGCACATTTCATATAGTCCAGTTGCTCCTTTTTCTAAGTTTTATCGGTTTGGGTGTGTCCATTACATTCTGTTTTACGGGCTCCCCTTTTGCTTTGGCTTCCTCTGCCAGTCTTGCAAGTCTCTTCAGATCGGGGTTATCTATTTTCAAGGCGGTGAGGGCGTAAACCATTAAATCCAATACTTCATTTCTTTT